GCAGCTTACCCTCCAGCTGTATTAATTACATCTAAGTCTAATGATGATTCAAAATCATTCTTTGGATTCCAATTTGATGTTGCTTCAGCTAAAGGAAATTATAACTATCAAGCTCCATTATTTGATGAGTCAGCTGCAGGACATAACTCTGCATTCTCATTAGCTGATTGTGGAGATTTTAATACAGGTACAGGTAAAGTAGAAGTTTCAACTTCAGCTTTAAAATATAAGAAATTCTCAATGGCATTCCAAGGAGGTTTCGATGGTGTTAATCCAGCTGCTGGTGTTAATACAGGAGCAGATTTATCAAGTGGAAATAGCTTTGGACATGATATAAGTTCAACAGTTGCATCAGGATACACTGTATATAACAAAGCGATTAACGCAATTTCAAATCCAGATGAGATTGATATTAACCTTATAGTTACACCAGGTATATTAAACTCTAACGGAACTGCAGTAATTGCAAGAGCAATAGAGGTTTGTGAAGATAGAGGAGATTGTTTCTATATATTCGATCCTAACAATTCATTATTAGGAAACAGTATTACAGATGCAACAACACAAGCAAATTCTTATGATACTAACTATGCTGCAATGTATTATCCTTGGGTAAAAATATTAGATGCATCTACAAACAGATTTAAGTTTGTACCACCATCTGTAGTTGTACCAGGAGTATATGCATTCAACGATAAAGTAGCTCACCCATGGTTTGCACCTGCAGGTCTTAATAGAGGTAGCTTAACTACAGTAGTTGATGTATACACAAGACTAACACATGCAGAACGAGATGAATTATATGAAGGTAGAGTAAACCCAATTGCAGTATTCCCAAGAACTGGAGTTTGTATATGGGGTCAAAAAACACTTCAAGCTAAACCATCTGCATTAGACAGAATTAACGTAAGAAGATTATTGATCGCTGCAAAGAAATTTATCGCATCAGCAACAAAATATCTTGTATTTGAAAATAACACTACAGCAACTAGACAAAGATTCTTAAATATTGTAAACCCATATTTAGAATCAGTACAACAAAATCAAGGTCTATACGCATTTAGAGTTATTATGGATGAAACAAACAACACACCAGACATAATAGATAGAAACCAAATGAAAGGTGAAATATTCTTACAGCCTGCTAAAGCTGCAGAATTTATCATCATTGACTTCAACATTATGCCAACAGGTGCATCGTTTGATGAATAAAAATTAGAATAGATGATATTTATATATAATAGATATAATAGAGGAGAACACTAAATGGCTAACTTAATAGATCCAAATGAAGCAATGTTTACGGCATTTGAGCCAAAACAGCAAAACAGATACATTTTCTATATTGAAGGTATACCTGCTTTTTTAATACACAAAGCTGCAAGACCAAAAATTACACAAGAAACTGTAACTCTTGAGCACATCAACGTTACTAGATATGTTAAAGGAAAATCTAAATGGGATGTTGTAGCATTAACATTATATGACCCAGTAGTTCCTTCAGGAGCACAAGCGGTTATGGAATGGGTAAGACTACACCACGAATCAGTAACAGGTAGAGATGGTTATGCAGACTTCTATAAGAAAGATGTAACGATCAATGTACTTGGACCAGTAGGTGATAAAGTAGAAGAATGGACTGGTAAAGGTGCATTTATTACTGAAGCAGACTTCGGAACATTAGATTGGACAGCCACCAATGCATACAATGAAATCGCAATGTCAATTCAGTGTGATTATTGGATACTACAATTCTAATAGAATTTTAGATAATAAAATTAAAAGACTCCTAGCTAAAAAAGTTAGGAGTTTTTTATTACTTTTTAGTTTAGTTTTATATTTATATATGTATATATTAAAAACAATTGTTACGAATAATAGGAGAAATAAGTTATGGCAAAATCAAACCTAACAGACGATCAAATCAAACAACAACTTCTTGTTGAAAACAGCAAGAATGTTAATGAATCTAAGGGAAAAGTAGAATACAAATTCCCAACAGAGGTAGTAGATTTACCAAGTAAAGGTAAATTATATCCAGAAGGACATCCACTAAAGTCAGGTACTATAGAATTAAAGTATATGACAGCAAGAGAGGAAGACATTCTAACTTCACAAAATCTTATTCAAAAAGGTGTTGTACTAGATAGATTATTACAAGCACTTATAGTCACACCATGTAACTATGATGATATTCTTATTGGAGACAAAAACGCAATAATGATAGCAGCAAGAGTTATGGGTTATGGCTCAGAGTATAAGGTGGAGATAGAAGATCCATATACTCCAGGTGAAAAACAAGAAACTATAATAGACCTTCAAAGTTTAGAAGACTCAGATGTAGATTGGGACTTGGTTGGAGAAGACAATGCATTTGATTTTGAATTACCTACTGCAAAAAGAACTATAACATTTAGACTTCTTACGCATGGTGATGAAGGAAAAATTGCAGAAGAAGTAAAAGCTCTAAAAAAGAACTTCAGAACTAGAGGATATGCTGGTGTAGATGCACAATTAAGCACAAGACTTAAGCATATGATTATAGCTGTAGATGGAGATTCAACTCCAAAAACAATCAGAGACTTTGTTGATAATCAATTTTTATCTAGAGACACTAGAGCATTCAGAGAACAAATCAAAAAGGTTTCACCAGATATTGATATGACGTTTGCATTTGTATCGGATATTACTGGACAAGAACGAGAGATGTCAATTCCTCTTGGCGTCGAGTTTTTTTGGCCTGGGGCCTAACTATAGGCCCATACTGCACAAGCAGATATTTCAACTTTGCTACAACTCTAAAGGTGGGTTTACATTTTCGGATGCATATGAACTACCTGTGTACCTTAGGACTTACTATTTTAAACTGCTGGATGAACAACTTAAGCTTGAAGCAGAGGAGATGGAAAAAGCTAAAACTTCAGGTGGTAAGTCATCATCAGGACCACCTAAAGTACCTACATTCGCGAGAAATGCACGTCCTAAATAGCTAAAAAACTAAGCTCCTTTATATTTATATATGATTAAATAGATATAGAGGAAATACCATGTCAAAAGAAAAACAATTACGATCTCAAATCAGAGAATACGTTAGATCCGTTATCAAAGAAGACAATATTGTCAGCCGTTATCTTAGAAATATGGCCAAGAGAATGGAGAAAAGGGAGTTCGATAGACTTATGTCAAAGAGACCTGAACTTAAAAAAGGTGTTGCTAAGATAGTAAAAGACGCCGAAGCCGAGTATATTGATAAGATCGAAAAATACTTAAGAAAAAATTCATAAATAAGTTATAAGCTATGGCAAACGAGGAACAAAAAGAAAGAGCTAAACTACTCAAAGAAATCAGTTCTATGGAGGAACAGATTAAGGCAACACAGTCTGAACAGGCCAGCATTTCAAGTGAACTCGTATCAAATAAGCTTAAAGAAGTTGAAGCTGCCATGAAAGCTAAACTCTCAGCAGATGGAAATCTATCAGCTGTAAGTGCAATGGTAAAACTAGATGCAACTAGAGCCATGATGGCCGCAGCAATTGCAGACGGATCACTTGCCGAATTTGATATAAAAAGCAAACAAAAAGAAATACTAAAAGACGCTCAGAAAATGGGTGCAGAAGAATATCAGATATTGCGACAAGGATTAAAAACCTTGATAATGAAAAAGAAACAGATGGAAAAGCTGGACTTTTTTGGAAAATCGCATGCTGATAACATGAAAGAAGCTAACGATGCAGCAAAAGAAAATACTGCTTCGATGAAGGATGTTCTTAATAGTGCCGGACTTATAGTAGATGAGTTGGCATCAATGAAAACCTTAATATTAGCAGCAGTAACTGGACTTGCTGTAGCAACAAAAGAAGGATTTAAACTTGCCAGAGCACTTGGAACTGGTAGTACTATAATGGATACAATGAGAATTGTAGGAGTACAATTAACAGCACAAGCTACTGCCTTAACTAGAGGTTTTGCACTTTCCGGTGATGAAGCAAGAAGTGCAATGACTGCACTAGTTGGACTAAATGGTACTCTAAAAGACGCAACAGCAGGAGCAGTAACAACTGTAGGTGAATTAGCAGTTAAATATGGTATAGCATTCGAAGATGCAGCAGCCTTAAATAAAACAATGGCTCTAATATCACAAAATGGCCAAGAAGGTGCAGATGCTATGAAAAATCAGGTTAAAAACCTAGCAAAAGCGCAAGGAGTTGCACCTGGACCTGTTATGAAGGATATTGCAGAAAATGCAGGTGAATTTGCAAGGTTTGGAAAGGATGGAGCTTCTGGATTAGTAAATGCAGCAGTAAATGCGAGAAAATTAGGATTAAACCTAGAAAAAGTAGCAGCAGCAGGAGATAGTTTACTTGATGTACAAGGTTCTATTCAAAAAGAAATGAAAGCCGAAATGCTGATCGGTAGACAACTTAATCTAGATGCAGCAAGAGCAGCAGCTTTAGCTGGTGATAGAGACACTCTTGTAAAAGAAATTTCAAGAAATGCAGGAACAATGGCAGAATTTGAGCAGATGTCGGTTGTTCAACAGAGAGCTCTAGCTGAGGCTCTTGGTGTACAGGTTGGAGACGTTACAAAAGTATTACAGGCAAAACAAAAAGGAATAACTTTAGACTCTAAAGTATTAGATGCTCAATCAGCACAAAAAGACGCAACAGATGCAAATGCAATGGCCATGGCTGGAGTAGGCGCTGCAGCAGCTAATCTTCCAGGACTTCTTATGGGTGTAATGCCAGCTCTAGCAGGACTAAAAACAGTATTTGGCAATATGATACCAAAAGGTGGTTTATTTGGTAAAGTATTCTCAACAGCAGGAGATGAAGCACAAAAATTAGGTAAAACCGTAAGTAAAGTAAAGACTCCTAAAGGTGGTGGTATGGCAAAATTCTTTAAAGGCCTTAGTAAAATAAATACAGGAGCAATGATTAAAGCTGCGGCTGCCATTCTAATTGTTTCAATAGCACTAGTACCAGCTGCATATGCATTTAGTTTATTAAAAGGTGTAGACCCAGTTGCAATGTTAGCATTTGGAGCAACAATGGTCGGAATTGCACTAGCATTAAGTGTAGTAGCAGGAGTTGGAGGACCGATGATTGCAGGAGCATTTGCCTTTGGAATTGCTTCATTAGCACTTATACCAGCAGCATATGCAATGAGTCAGCTAGGAGGAGCAGATCCTGCCACAATGTTAGCATTTGCCGGATCAATAGCTATTTTAGGTCTTGGTATTGCTGCAATGGGAGCATTAGCAATGCCAATAGCACTAGGAACATTAGTATTATTTGGACTTTCTAAAGTATTACCATTTGCCACAGCAGGATTTGCTAATCTTGGAGGAATTGATGGAGCCACTCTATCAGCATTTGCACTTGCAATTTTACCGTTGGGATTAGGATTAGCTGCATTCGGTGTAATGGCACCAGCAATTGCACTAGGTACTGCAACATTACTTATTGTATCAGCAGTATTACCGTTAACTACGGCAGGCTTTGCAAATCTTGGAGGAATTGATGGAGCTACTCTATCTGCATTTGCAGCTGCAATTCTACCATTAGGTTTAGGACTAGCATTATTTGGAGCAATGTCTCCAGCAATTGTATTAGGTGTAGGAGCCTTATCATTAGCATCTGCAGTACTACCTTTTACAACAATTGGTCTATCTAAATTAAATGGAGTAGATCCAGCAGCACTAAAAGCTTTTGTAGGAGGTATTACACCACTTGGATTAGGATTAGCATTATTTGGAGCATTATCTCCAGCAATTTTATTAGGTACGGCAGCATTAGCAGCTGTATCACTTGTATTACCTTTCACTACTTCAGGACTTGCAGCATTAGGAGGAGTAGATCCAAATCTAATAATGACCTTTGCAAACGCACTTATTCCATTATCTCTAGGAGTGGCCGCATTTGGACTAATAGCACCACTTGCAATATTAGCAGCAGTCGCAATGGCAGCAGTAGGAGGAGCTATTTTAATATTTGCAAAAGCATTTTCACTTATGGCAGGAGTAGATCCTAAGGCAATAGGTATATTAAGAAAAGGTATAAAGTCCATGATAGGAGTTGTTGAAGATATAGGACTTGTTCAAGGTGCAAAACTAGTAGCAAAAGCAGTAGCCATAGGAGCAGTAGGATTGGCAGTTTTACCATTTGGTAAAGCAATAGCACTTGCAGGTAAAGGAGATGCTACGGGATTACTTAAAGCTGTTAGAGGTTTTGCAAAAATAGATACAGGTGGATTGATTACGGCTGGACTTGGTATGGCAGCGTTATCTATGGGCTTTACAGCATTTATACCAGTCTTTCCGTTTATGGGAATGATGGCTGAATCTCTTGCATTGATGATTCCTCAACTCGCAATACTAGCACCATTAGGAGAACAACTAGTAATGGCTGGTTTTGGAATGATGGGACTTGGATATGGAATGCTTCCATTTGGAATCGGACTTATGATAGCTGCACCATTTATTCCACTTATGCCTATGTTGGCAGAAGGTATCATGCTTATGACACCTCCTTTAATGGAACTATCTACTATTGCTGCAATTATGCCGCTTATGGGATTTGGTATGATGATGATTGGTCATGCCTTAAATATACTTGGACTTGGATTAATGATGGTATTCCCATTTCAAGCAGTATTACCTATATTGGCTCAAGCATTTATAGATATGCAACCACCATTGTCTATATTGGCTCCATTAGGTCCACAAATTATGTATTTAGCACATTCAATAACTGCACTTGGATTTGCTATGGGATTAGCATTTTATCCAGTATTTGCATTTGGAATGGCAGCATACTTTACAGCACCAGCAGTATATCTATTAGGTGAAGCAAGTAAAGTATTAGGAGCAGGATTAGAAGCAGTTAGAGTACCTTTAGTTGCAATGGCATCGCAGTTTCCAATAATCATGGCTTTAGCAGGATCTATAACTATGTTAGGAGTTTCACTAATGTTTGCTACACCAGGAGTATTTGCATTTGGAGCAGGAGCATACTTTGCAATGGTACCAGTACTAGCACTAGCAGCTGGATTATCCTTAATGGTATCTACTGCAGGAGGATTAACTTCTGTAGGAGCAGGTTTAAGTTCAATAGCTGCAGGTTTAGGAGAAGTATCTCAATTTAAAGGAACTTTAGCATTACTTGCAATTGCTGCACCAGCACTAGCGCTACTTGGAGGAGTAGGTGCACTAGGAGCTATTGGAGGAGGCGGAAAATCAGAAGGAGAAGGTGGAGGAAGTAATCAAGCACTTATAGAAAAGATGGACGAGTTAATCGCTGTTGTCAATTCTAAAAATTATGCTCCTGTATTAACAATTGATGGAAGAAAAGTAGGAGAAGCAACAGCTAGAAAACGAGGACCAAAAGGAATGGGGAACTAATAAATGAAAAAAGCAGGAAATAGATTCAGTACTAGTAATTTGGAAGATAAGTTAAGTAGTGCACAAACGCCTAATAAATTATCTACAACTCCTGACAAGTCAACTCCAGAAGTTAACAATCTATCTGGTACTCCAAATAAAGCAACACCTGAGGTATCAGGATTAAATACAACTCCTCAAAAACAAACAGCAAACGTAAATAGTTTAGCAAGTACACCAAATAAACCAACACCGGAGGTATCAGGATTAAAGAAAACAATAGAAAAGACAACTCCAAGTTTATCTCCAGTATCAGCTACGCCAGGAATAATATCTCCTGATGTAAAGGCATTGCCACCTACACCTGAAAAACCTACACCAGTTATTGGTAATATAAACTTATCATTAGAAAAAACAACTGTAAATACAAACACGGTTAATTCAACTCCTGAAAAACCAACCCCATCTGTTGAAAATTTAGCACCTACACCAGAAAAACCATCTGCAAATGTTGAACAACTAGCAGCTACGCCAAGTAAACCAACACCTAGTATAGAACCTTTAGCTAATACACCTACAAAACCAACTGCAAACTTAGAAGGAACAGAACCAACTCCAGTAAAACCATCTGCAGAAATAGGTTCATTAGAATCTACACCAATAAAACCATCTGCAGAAGTTAGTAATCTAGCTGATACACCGACAAAACCAACTGCAGAGATAGGAACATTAGGAGAAACACCTACAAAAATATCAGCTGATGTTAGTAATCTAGCAGATACACCAAAAAAACCAACTGCAGAAATAGGAACATTAGGAGAAACACCAAATAAACCTACGGCTGAAGTTAGTAATCTAGCAGATACACCAATTAAACCTTCAGCAGATGTTGGTAATTTAGCAGATACACCAATCAAACCTACAGCTGAGGTTAGTAATCTAGCTGATACACCAATAAAAACAACACCTGAGATTGCATCTTTAGCTAATACTCCTCTAAAAACAACTCCAGAGGTTTCATCACTAGTAGCTACACCAAATAAATCAACACCAGGAGTTACTGCATTAACACCAACACCTGAAAAAACAACTGCTGAAGTTTCAGCATTAGAAGAAACTCCTGATAAGTCAACACCTGATGTTGCAGCATTAATACAAACACCTGAAAAATCAACTCCAGAAGTTAGTGCACTTGCGGCAACTTTAGAAAAAACGACAGCAAATGTATCAGGACCAGAACAAACTCCTGAAAAATCTACACAGGAAGTATCAGCACTTGCAGCAACTCTAGAAAAAACAACACAAGATCCTATACCATTCGCTGCAACTGTTGAGAAATCAACTCCAGATCTAGGAGTTATGTTATCTACGGAAAAAACAACACAAGATCCTTTACCATTCGCAGCAACTCCAGAAAAAACAACGGTAGAAGTAGTAGGACCTGAACAAACAATTGAAAAAACAACATTAGATGTTAGTGCACTAGCAGCAACTTTAGAAAAAACAACTTTAGATCCAATACCATTTGCGTCAACACCAGAAAAAACAACAGGTGCATTAGAAGTTAGAGATGGATTTGCAAATACAGTTGGAGCTGGATTCTTTACTGGAAAAGCAAGTGGAAAAGGACTTTTAACAGACTTTACAGGAATATCAGGTTTACCTGGTAATGGAACAGGCCAATTTGAATATAATGGTAGTCAAGGATTAGGAACGTTAAAGTTTCAAGATAATATATTAAATATAGATGCAAATGGCTTCACTCCAGATAAGAAACATTTAGGAGAAAGTGATTTAATCGGAATAGCTGGTAGTCCTGGTAATTTTAGTTATACTATTCCTGATGGACCTTCTCCAAGAGGATCTTATAGATTCACAAAAGAAAATTATTCTAGGATAACAGGAGAACCACAATCATTTACTACTCCTAGTGGCTTCCTAGTAGTAGGAGCAGGTGCTAGTGGAACACTAACAAATGATGGAATAAATACAGCAAGAAATAGCATATCTTCAGGAAAAAGCGAATTATTAGACCAATATAATAAATTTAATCTTAGAGATGAAGCTTTTCATAGATTTGATGGATTCACTTCTAACCTAGGTCAACCATATATAAATAGTCAAGTTATTGCAAATGACAATGTTTCTGCTAGAAGCTTTAAAGGACAAGATGGTTTAGTTAGAGGAGGTATAGTAACTCGTGTAATTAGAACTGTAAATGATGCGCTTAGAATTGGAAAATTCTTAATAAGTCCTACTGGATTATTATTCATAGCTAAAAATGTTGGAATGCAACTTACCAATCCAAAGGTTGAAACAGCTGCAGGTATAGATGGTATTGGATTCTTTGCTCGTACTACACGAATTTATCCTTTAGGTTTATCAACACTTGCACAAATAGTTGCAAATGTTGCACCAGTTGGAACTTTAGGTTTAATAAGACATGGACTAGGACCTTTCGAATCTGAAGCTAACTATTATGAAAATGTAGTTGATGAAACTAAAAAGATTGGTGGATTTGAAATAGCTAAAAATCCAGGTATGCCAACAGGTAATAGACTTGTAAAATTACATAGAGACTTAGAAGTAGGACTATCTAATGACGGTACAGGCGGATTAAATATATTAGCAGATCCAAAAGCAGCACTAGGAGCAGTTCTTGGAGGAGCAGGTGGAGCTCTAAGTGGTTTCTTTAATAGTAAAATTGTAGGAGCAGCACAAGAAAAATTTGGTGTTCTAGAAAACTTTATACCTGGTATTTTTGGTGGTAAAGAAATAGACTTATTAAGTGGAATCATGGGTCCTAACTCCATATATGGAATAGGAAGAACAGATATTAGACGTTCAACGTCAGGTATACCATTAGGTCAGCACAGTGAAAACAACGGAACTTGGGCTCAATCAAAAATAGTACTTGCAAATCATGATAAAGGCGTAGGTACTTTAATTGCTGATATAGATGATACACATAAAGGAGTAAAATCAAACCCTAATAATGCAGTAATGGTTTCATCACCAAATGCACCATATTCTGACCAAATAAATTCAAAAGAAACAGACAATTCTATACACACTGCAGGTGATAATCCAGCTGCAAACTATAATGACATAAAATCATTTGATAGAAGCTTAGGTCCTATAACAATTCAAACAAATGGCAACTCATACTTTACAGAAGGTGGTTATGCTGATGGACAAAGAGTTGGTTCTGGAGATAATCCTGCAGGCCAGAGTAATAGAGATAAGGTAACTGTAGAAAGATTCCCGCTATCAGCTGAATCAGACTTATATGTAGATAATACAGTTAGAGATAATATTGAGTCTTCTAGATTAACTAAAATACTAGATGAAAGTAAAACAGATGATACACCAGCAGGATTAAAAAAATATAATGATTTACCTGGAGATAAAACAGAACAGATAGTTTCTCCTTCTGTAGAAAAAGACTCAACAGACCCATACGGACCTACATTTGGTAATATTGGTAGTTATGAAGTTTATGCCTATGGTGATATACCATCGGATCAATTACCTCATAATGCAATAAGAGACTTTAGAGAAGATTTACCAAATACAAATAAAGCTTTTCAACAAGATAGTACTTATTCTGAAGCCAAAAGAGAAGTTGAATTTGGCCAAAATTATGGTGAAAGAGGAGTAGATCTTAGTGATAGAGAAGCAGTTCTAAAAGATGTAACTGGAAATGAAATAGGTGATAAAATACTATTAGCCTCACTAAATGAACCTGGAGATGGCAAATACGCACAAAGAGGTAATGACGGAACAGATGATTTACCAGACTTCATAACACTAAGAATAGCAGGAATACAGTTTAGAGCATACTTAAAATCTTTTTCACATAATGTAAAGCCAGAATTTCAAAATGTAGAATATGTCGGAAGACTTACAGATGTAAAACTAATGAGCAAATTTGCAGTAGACTTCACATTAGACTTTGCAGTAGCAGCACTTTCTGCTAGAGAATTAGAGGCAATGTACTTTAAGTTAAATAGATTAGCACAAAAATCTGCACCAACATACAGCGGTGGTAAGCCAGTAGGACCAATGAATAGAATTACTGTTGGAGACTATTTTAAGAATCAACTATGTTTCTTAAATACAGTAGGATTTACAATGAATGAACAGTCCCCATGGGATATAGATCCAGGTAGACAATTACCATATTATATTGATGTTAGTGTAGGTGGAGATATAATTACTTCGGCATTCGATAATCTATTATCAGCCGGATCAGATTTCTTTGGAGCAATACTTACAGGAGAAAATGATACAACTTGGCAAGAAGGAAATAGAGTTTAGGGAATACTATGGAAAGATATAACAAAGGTAGAACGATAAAGGTAGAGGATAAAAGAAATAGACTTGCAAATGAGTTTGATAAAAGACTTCCTATACCTAGTAAAAATATATTTAAGACTACAAGACTTCCAGTAATAGAAAGAGACGCATCTGACATATTTATAGAAACAAGAATGGGAGATAGGTTTGACCTTCTTGCTCATGAATTTTATGGAGATGTAAGTTTACATTGGATAATAGCTAGAGCCAATAATTTAATAAAGGGTGGTTTAGGTGTAGAACCAGGTATACGACTTAGAATACCTACCAATACTGAAGCTATATTAAATAATTATTATCAAATAAACGGTGTGGAGTAATATAAATGGCAAATACAGGTTATGGGGCATGTGACAATGTCAATGGAAAAACTGCAGAAGCAATAAAAACTAGGTCTACTGCAAACTCAGCGGTAGGTGGAACATTAGGAGGAACAGTAACTGCTGGAAAATATCTTCCTTGGATGACAAAACGAAAACCTTGGATACGGGCATATTCATGTGCAGTAGATGCACAAGGTGGTAGTGTATCTTCTGGTTTAGGAGACGATTCTACACCTTCTTTAAGTGAGTTATATAGTGCAGGTAATAGGCCAGATCCAGGAATAACTGGACTTTCAATAACAGAGGAAGGAACCCATGGAGGTTTTAAAGAAGCAAAGTTAACCTTTACTTGTTGGAATAGAGATGACTTTTCTCCTTTAGCAATAGGATTCCTAACATATGGAATGACAGTTACTGTTGAATATGGATGGAGTGTGACTACGTCTGGAGCTACTGTAAGTAAAAATTCATTTTCAGGAACAAGATGTGTGGATGATGATGGTACTTTTGCAAAGGCCATTCGTAACCATGCGGATCAGCAAGAGTGCTGCTACGATGCAGTAAGAGGCCATGTAACAGATTTTAGTTGGGCAGTAGGTTCAAATGGATCGTTTGATTGTGAATGCACTTTTACTTCAATGGCAGGAAATACAGCAAAGGCACCTATAAAAATTGCAACTAAAGACTGTTCTTGCGAACAAGATGCTCCTGATGGAGATACTCCTGAAAAAGGTCCTACTTGGAATATTGTAAACATTATAGACCAATATATAGAAGAGTGTTCAGAAGATAACGCATACGTAAAAAGTTCAGATGGTGTATTCACAGGGTTAGGATTAACTGGAGAAGTTACTAAAGATTCAGAAGGAGCTGATAGAAACTGGCCATGGCAAGACTATACTGCAAATTTTAATTATGTTACATTCGAAGCTTTCGAAGAACACTTCGTTAATCACCAAGTCCAATCAATAGCAAATGATGCAGGTGCAAAAGGAACAACCAGAGACCAGGCAAATTCAATTGTTGGTGCACCAAAGGTTAGTGGTTTCACAACTAGCGGTAATTCATTTATGTCTCTTTTTTATTCAAACCATTCTGTAATACGAGCAGGTAAAAAAGAAATTGCAAGTGGAGATCCGAGAGTATGTTTAATTCCAGGTAGTGGTCTACAACAGTTAACAGTTGATGAGTTTCCAAAAAATTCTGCGTATGATAATTTTCCAAGCTGTTTTACAGGTGATGGAATATATCTGTCTAGAATATTGTTAAATTTAGAAATGCTAAAGGAAGAATTTAACAATTGTGGACCAAATACTGGCGCTGGAGAATATATGAAGAGAGTACTTGAAAGGGTTAATGAATCATGTGGCGGAATTTGGAATTTTACTATGGTACCATCAAATAAGGCAGAAAATATTATTCAGTGGCTAGATATTGATAAGTCTCAAAAAGATGTCACTTCAATAGAAATACCTTCTTATGGAAAAACTTCAATAGTTAGAAGTATATCTTCACAAACAGATACAGACCCTGACTTTCAAGCTCAAATTTTGTATGGTGCAAACAATAAGAGTGGAAAGGGTGGAGGAAATAAGAGTGGAGGAGTATCACTTTGGGCAGGTGGATATAAAGATAAATATGCAGACTCTATTAGAGTATCTTCAGAATGTACAGCAGATGACTATAAGTCTCAAAACTGCGACCCTAAGACAGGCGCAGATGTTGGTGATGGAGAAACACAAAAAGAAGCCGATGTTGAAACAATTATGACAAATCTAGGACAAGAGGTTTCTCCAGATTCAGTTGCTGCAGCTACTAGATGTATGAGAATTCAAGCATTAGGTGATACTCCAGCTGATACTGGTGCAAGTTCAGACGATGTTAGAGTAATTCCTGTACCAATATCTCTGTCAGTTGAAATAGATGGAATCTCTGGCTTTACATTTGGAAACTTACTAACTTCTGATTATTTACCAGCAGAATATAATGGTTGGGTATTTCAAATAACAAAGGTAGAACAAACTGTTTCTAACGCTGATTGGACTACTAAATTAGAGTGTGGCTTTATGAGGAAATTATAATGGGAGGAAAATCAGGAGGAATATATAGAAGACCAAAGCAGATGAAGCTTAAAGAAAATCTTTATGCCCAGCTTGGTGAGTTCTATTATTCTGATGGCACTGACTTTGAGGGTTTTTATCATCTTTTTGATAAGAAAAATAAAAAGTATTTTGAAGGAGGAGTATATAAATGGAAAGCCCGTAGAATTTTTCCAGAACAATCTTTCATATTTAATGACCCTAATAATATAGAATATAATCAGGCAAAAAGAGCTGTTAAGGACGATAAGTTTGAGACAAAAAAGACTAAGGCTCCTATTGTTTTTTCTCCAATAATAACTGGTAAAGAAATAGATAAGGGAGAAATAGTTCGCTTCTTTGTTCTTAGAAATAATACTAGAGAGGTTTTTGAAGTAAACGAAGATCAGTATAAGTCATATAAAAAGGCTTCAAATCCTTACAATCTAAATTATACTATAGCAAAGTGTTCTTGGTTCATAACAGGCCCACTATTTACAATATATGGACCAACAAACATTCCAATCCAACAAGGAATATATGAACGAAATAAACAACAAGCAGAACTATTATTAGATGATGTTCCAAACATGAGACCTATAATACAAGATCTTTTACAATATACGTTGCCAACTGCCGATTCAAACCTACATTCAGATGGAACTATACTTTATTTACCAGATGGACAACCTTATGTGGGATTATTTCATGTACATCCAACAAAAGGACCTATGGCCGGTAGCAATCACACCTCTGCAACTCATCCTGAATTAAAAGCTTTACTATAGTTTTACCATGTCAAATATTTTGTTTATATTAACTACATGATAGTAGACAATAAATTATACGCAAAAGCCATTGACATAATTGCAACTAGAGAGGTTGTATTAGTACCAGTACCACTTAACTATTCTCTGCACCCAAAAGAATCAAGCCTATGTGTAATATATGTTAGAGACTTAAAGGATAACCAGTCCTATCTAATACCAATAAACCATCCTGATACAATACACTGTTATGAAATACCTACAAACATATTTAGAGCCTATGTTCCTAGTATAAAAGAATCAGTACATTTAGGAATAAAAGCTGATAATTTAATAGATCTAGAGTTATTACATTACTATAATACTGGAAAAAAACTAAGCTTTGAAAAGACTTCTGCACAAAATTTTATTGAAAGAAAGTTTTGGAAATATAATGAAAACAATAAACTTGTACCTATACTTAAACTTTTAGAATATTGCAAAAATAACAGAAAAACCTATATAGAAACTATAGACAATATAGGTTCACTATCAACTGGGTTTATCGAGTTCAACCGTGATATAACTGGTGCATATTCTTACTTAGAATCTAATGGACTACATACAACAAGCAATACAGAATATACACATTATAATCTATTTACAGCAACCGGAAGACCATCCAACACACATAATGGTATAAATTATGCTGCACTTAATAAAGAAGATGGATCTAGAGATAGATTTACTAGTAGGTTTGACAATGGAATGATGGTTGAATTTGACTTTGATGCATATCACCTTAGACTTATTTCAAATCTTATAAAATATACTTTGCCAGATGGAAGTGTACATGAATATTTAGGAAAGTATTATTTTGATAAAGATACACTAACACCTGAAGAATATCAAGAAGCAAAAAGAATAAACTTTAAGATTCTATATGGTGGTATACCTAAAGAATTTAACAATATTGAGTTTTTTAGACTTATTGGAGTGTTTATTTCAAAACTTTGGCATGAATGGAAGTCAAAAAGTTACATAACTACATATTTATATAAGAGACGTATGACAAAAGAACGTCTTGGAGAAATGAATCCTCAAAAGTTGTTTAACTATTATATTCAGGCATACGAAACTGAACATAATATACAGGTAATAAAGAGGTTCAAAGAGGTTTTAGATGACAAACAAACAAAGGTTGTTTTATGTACTTATGACAGTTTCCTATTTGACTTTAATATATCTGACGGTTTAGAAACCCTACAACAGATTAAGTCTGCAATGGATATTCCATCAAAAGTATCAATAGGTGCAAATTATGGCACTATGATTGATAAGTCGCTTTAAACCCTTATATTTATATATAAATAGGGATATTATGAATTTTAGTAGATTAGTAAAAGAATGGGCATGGCGTGTCAATGATGGTATGCCAGATCCACTTAACAGAACACATGTAGAATTTCTTAGGGATGTATTAAGAGAGTCTGGATATGCAGAAGACTTTATAATGTCGTATACTCAAAATCTTACAGAAGATAAAACCCCTCCTCCTTTAGACGATAAAGAAAAAGAAAAGGCTAAAAAATTAGGATTAGTTTGGAAGGGTAAAGGCTATGGTAAAAAAGAAGATAATTTTATATCTTACAAAAATGTTGATGGAAAATTAGTTGCCGCAGAAAAAGATGATTCTAAACCTGAAGATAAAGAAAAAGAAGTAGACAAGACAAAACTTTCTGCAAAAGACGGAGACTTTGAGAGAAAAGCTAGAAAAGCTAGTGAAGATAAAAAAACTTCTGGATTTGAAGATATAGCTGCATATCAAGAAAAAACCTCAAGTAAAAGAGACAAAGGAATAGCAGGAATGGGAGGTGCAGCTGCAAGTCAAGGTGAATCAAGATTTGGTAATGCTTTAGATACTCTGAATGAAGAAGAATTTAGAGCTCAAAATAATAATGCAATTCAAGCTGAAAAAGAAAATATTGCGTCTAAAGGATTATCTGTAAAGCAAAGAGAAGATTGTAAGATGAATGGTCTAGAACCAGGAACAGAAAAGGGTAATCAATTTTTAGCTGAAAGAGAAGTTTGGTCTCAGCAAGAATTAAAAAGAGTTAAAGACGATAAAGATTCTGTTTTCTACAAAAAAGGAAAGGCAGGTTTCAGTGGAAAAGACGAAGACTATTTAGAATGGATGAGAGCCGCTTATGATGGTGCAAGAGCAACAAAGAAAGTTCTAACAGAAGACACTGCTCTAGATACAAATAAAACATATAAAACTATACAATCTGAAGGAAAAATAGATGATATAGTTGAATCAGAAATTAAAAAGAAATTAGACGAAGCAGAAGATAAAGATAAAGATTTTTATGAAAAACAACTAAAGTCCTTTGATAAAAACAAAGCTTACCATGACACATATGTAGTTGGAGAAGATGAAAATGGTAGAATGATTGTTATTTCTATTTCCAATAAAAAGTCTAGTGAATTAACCGATCCACAAGCAAATACAACTCCAGCAAATAGATTCAAACAAATAGCCGAGCAATTCGGAAAAGACGTATCAAAAAGAGTAACAGATTCTCTAGAAAGCAGTATAGAAGATGTATCAGATGCTAAAATGGCAGGAATGAAAAAGGGTAATCAAATAGCATTTGATGATGAAATTGCAAAAGTTTGTGATTTGCCTATCATGGAAACGTACATGGATAAGTTAAATAATCACGCAAAATTCAACGAATATCTAGAATCAAATAATACAAAAATATCAGATTTGTCAACAAAAGAAAAACTAGAAAAAATGCAGGAATATTCTAAGAAACTGATGGAAGATGGTAAAAAACCTGCTTATGTACCATTTGGAAAGATATATACAAAGATTGGTGAATTTACAAGAACCAAAAAATTTGAAAAAAAATATCCAGATATTGATGTACAATCTTCAGAAGCGATTGCAAATTGTATAGATATAAAGGCACAAGAAAAAGCAGTAGTTGAACAATCATATAAAACTGTATTATCAGACATTGAAAAAGCAGATGAAGAAGCAGGACATAGTGGAAAAGAAAATGGCCCGCACAAACAAGGATATATTGCTACCGTTATGAAAGCAATGCATTTTGATTCTTATATAGAACAAGAAGATGGATCGATGCTAATTGCAATGGGCGGAAGGGTTTGTCAACCTTCTCAAATTAGAGGTTGCCTTTCAAAATTAAGTGGCTTTAGTGGAGATACAAATACACCTGAAGGTAGAAAAAAATTAAATGAGCATATATTAAAAACTAGTAAAGTAGATGCTGAAACTGGTGCACTAACTATAAATTCACCAGACGGTAAAGTAGAATTGGCAACTGATGTGTGGAGAACAGCAGGAACTTCTCAAAAGGTTGCATCTGCAATTGGTAAAGGTATGAGAACTTGTCTAAAAGAAAATATAGATGAAAGGAGAAATAGTTAATGAGAACCCAGCTCCTTTGTACATTTACAAATAATCGTGCCCTATCTAAAACAGTCGATAGAATTATAGATGCTTACGATATCTTATATAATAAAATGTTTGTTCTCAAGAATGAAAATGATACTAGAGAATTGATGTGTACATATAATATAGATGCTACAGGAAGGGTAGAAATCTTTCCAGAAACTATATCCCTACACAGGAAAAAACAAACAAATACCCTTTATACAATTAACGCCTTAAACGAAACAATTAAAACCTGTAATAACGGTGTCCTAGATACAACTTTTCAGGTAGATTGGGAAAATTATAGAAACTGTATAATGGTTACTAATGAAGATGGATTAAGACGAATAGATACATCTGTCAAAGAAATTATACATATTAAGGTAAAACGATGATATTTATATATAGTTAACTATCTTAGGAGAGAATCAATGATAAAATTAAAAGACCTACTAACTGAAATTGATGATGAAAAAATCATTAAATATAAGGATAAAGACGGAAAACCAGGAGAAATGAAGGCTGGTTCTGCAAAAACAATGGAAAAAGGTCATCCAGCAAAAATAGCTTGGGATAAGATGGCAGAAAAAGATTCAGAAGGTGGTGACGACAAAAAAGATGACAGTCAAAAGGTTTCATTTGATAGAACAGCAGGTAATGATACAGATTCAAAGTCAGACTATAGTGTTGATGGTAGTGCTGGTAAAGGTCAAAAAGTTGTTGATGGAAAGATTACTATAGGAGAAGATGATAACACAGTAGAAGTTGACGTAGAAGACTTGGC